AGGTGCGCTGGCGTATGCCTGGTACCAGGGGGATTCCACGCTTTCAGCGTTTAATAAAACCCTGGTTCTTTCCGGTAATCAGTCAGGACTGACGGCAGAGCGCATGTTGACGCTCTCCAGAGCCGGGCAGGCGGCAGGGCTGACGTTTAACCAGGCGGGAGAGTCACTGGCAGCCCTGGTCAGTGCCGGTGCGTGGTGGTGAACAGTTTGATGCCATTAACCAGAGTGTCGCGCGTTTTGCGTCTGCCTCCGGTGTGGAGGTGGACAAGGTTGCAGAGGCTTTCGGAAAACTGACCACCGACCCGACGTCGGGGCTGACTGCGATGGCACGCCAGTTCCGTAACGTGACGGAGCAGATTGCGTATGTTGCACAGCTGCAGCGTTCCGGAGACGAGGCCGGGCCTTACAGGCGGCGAACGATATTGCCACGAAAGGCTTTGATGACCAGACCCGCCGCCTGAAAGAGAACATGGGGATGCTGGAAACCTGGGCGGATAAAACAGGGAAGGCGTTCAAATCGATGTGGGATGCCATTCTGGATATCGGTCGTCCGGAATCCTCAGCGGATATGCTTGCCAGTGCGCAGAAGGCATTTGATGAGGCGGATAAAAAATGGCAGTGGTACCAGAGCCGGAGCCAGCGCCGCAAAACCCCTCTTTTCCGGGCCAACCTTCAGGGTATGGGATGACCGGGAAAATGCCCGTCTGGCTGGCGGCGGCAACGCTGCAGTCGGAATGGAAAAAGCCGGTGAACTGGCGGCAAGGGACAGGCTGAGCGCGAGGCGTCACAGCTGAAGTATACCGGAGAGGCGCAGAAAGCGTATGAACGCCTGCTGTCGCCGCTGGAGAAATATACCGCCCGTCAGGAAGAACTGAACAGGCCCTGAGAGACGGGAAAATCCTGCAGGCGGATTACAACACGCTGATGGCGTCGGCGAAAAAATTATGAAGCGACGCTGAAAAACCGAAGTCGTCAGGTGTGAAGGTGTCTGCCGGTGAGCGCCAGGAAGACCGGGCACATGCAGCCATGCTGGCGCTTGAAACGAGCTCCGGACGCTGGAGAAGCACAGGTGCGAATGAGAAAATCAGCCAGCAGCGCCGGATTTGTGGAAGCGGAAAGTCATGCGGTCCTGAAAGAGGCCGCCACGAAACGGCAGTTATCCGGGCAGGAAAAATCCCTGCTGGCATGAGAAAGAGACGCTGGAGTACAAACGCCAGCTGGCTGAGCTGGGTGACAAGGTGAGCACCAGAAACGCCTGAATGAGCTGGCACAGCAGGCGGTGCGGTTTGAAGAGCAGCAGAGCGCGAAGCAGGCCGCATCAGCGCAAAAGCCCGGGTCACTGACCGTCAGGCGCAGCGGGAGTCTGAAGCGCAGCGTCTTCGTGACGTGTACGGCGATAATCCGCAGGCGCTGGCCGGCACCGGGCACTGAAACAGACATGGCGGATGAAGACATGCTGCGCGGTGACTGGCTGGCCGGCTGAAGTCCGGCTGGGCGAGTGGGCGGAAAGTGCGACGGACAGTTTTTCGCAGGTTTAAAGTGCAGCCACGCAGACCTTTGATGGTATTGCACAGAATATGGCGGCGATGCTGACCGGCAGTGAGCAGAACTGGCGCAGCTTCACCCGTTCCGTGCTGTCCATGATGACAGAAATTCTGCTTAAGCAGGCAATGGTGGGATTGTCGGAGTATCGGCAGCGCCATTGGTGGGGCTGTTGGTGGCGGCGCATCCGCGTCAGGCGTACAGCCATTCAGGCCGCTGCGGCGAACTTCATTTTGCGACCGGCGGATTTACGGGCACGGGCGGCAATATGAGCCTGCGGGATAGTTCACCGCGGGGAGTTGTTTTCACGAAAGAGGCAACCAGCCGGATAGGTGTGGGGAATCTTTACCGTCTGATGCGCGGCTATGCGAAGGTGTTATGTGGGTGGTGCCGGAAGTCCGGCGCAGATGCGGCGGGCGGAAGGTATTAATTTTAATCAGAACAATCACGTGGTGATTCAGAACGACGGTATAAACGGACAGGCGGGGCCGCAGCTGATGAAGGCGGTGTATGACATGGCCCGTAAGGGGGCGCAGGATGAACTCCGGCTGCAGTGCGTGATGGCGGTATGTTATCAGGGAGCGGGCGATGAAAACCTTTCGCTGGAAAGTGAAGCCGGATATGGAGGTGAACTCGCAGCCGTCGGTGCGTGAAGTGCGTTTGGTGACGGGTACTCACAGCGTATGGCGGCAGGGCTGAATGCTGACCTGAAAACATACAGGGTGACGCTTTCCGTGACCCGGGAGGAGGCGCGGCATCTGGAAGCGTTCCTGGCAGAGCACGGGGCTGGAAGGCATTTTTGTGGAAGCCACCCTATGCATACCGGCAGATAAAGGTGACCTGTGCCGGGTGGTCTGCGCGGGTCGGGATGTTGCGCGTTGAGTTCAGCGCGGAGTTTAAGCAGGTGGTGAACTGATGCAGGATATTCACGAAGCAAGCCTGAACGAGTCGGTTAAGTCAGAGCAGTCACCGCGGGTGGTGCTCTGGGAAATCGACCTGACGGTGCAGGGCGGTGAGCGGTATTTTTTCTGCAATGAGCTGAATGAAAAAGGGGAGCCGGTGACCTGGCAGGGGCGTGAATATCAGGCGTACCCGATTGAGGGCAGCGGCTTTGAGATGAACGGAAAGGGCAGCAGTGCCCGCCCGTCGCTGACGGTGTCCAATCTTTTCGGCCTTGTCACCGGGATGGCGGAGGATTTGCAGAGCCTGGTGGGTGCCACGGTGGTCCGCCGCCGGTGTATGCGTGTTTTCTTGATGCGGTGAACTTTGTGGCGGGGAATCCGGAGGCAGACCCGGAGCAGGAGCTGACGGACCGGTGGGTGGTGGAGCAGTTATCAGCGCTGACGGCCATGACGGCCTCGTTTGTGCTGGCGACACCGACGGAGACGGACGGTGCGCTGTTTCCCGGTCGCATCATGCTGGCGAACACCTGTATGTGGGATTACCGGGGCGATGAGTGCGGGTATAACGGTCCGGCAGTGGCGGATGAGTTCGACAACCCCACCACGGATATCCGGAAGGACAGATGCAGTAAATGCATGCGCGGGTGTGAGATGCGCGGCATGGTGGCTAATTTCGGCGGTTTCCTTTCCATTAATAAACTTTCGCAGTAAATCCCGTTTTATGACACAGACTGAATCAGCGATTCTGGCGCATGCCCGGCGGTGTGCGCCAGCGGAGTCGTGCGGCTTCGTGATAAGCACCCCGGAGGGCGAACGGTACCAGCCCTGCGTGAATATCTCCGCAGAGCCGGAGGCGTATTTTCGTATTGCACCGGAAGACTGGCTGCAGGCACAGATGCAGGGGGAGATTGTGGCGCTGGTCCACAGTCATCCCGGTGGACTGCCCTGGCTGAGCGAGGCGGACCGGCGGCTGCAGATAAAGAGTGCCCTGCCCTGGTGGCTGGTCTGCCGGGGTGACATTCACCGGTTCCGCTGTGTGCCGCACCTGACCGGACGGCGCTTTGAACACGGTGTGACGGACTGTTACACCCTGTTCCGGGATGCTTACCATCTGGCGGGGATAACGCTGCCGGATTTTGTGCGTGAGGATGACTGGTGGCGCAACGGTCAGAACCTGTACCTGGACAACCTGGCGGAAAACGGCTTTTACCGGGTGTCTCCGTCCCGTGCACAGGCAGGCGATATTCTGCTGTGCTGCTTTGGCGCATCGGTGCCGAATCATGCCGCCATTTACTGTGGCAACGGTGAACTGCTTCACCATATACCTGAACAACTGAGTAAACGGGAGAGGTATTCAGAGAAATGGCAACGACGAACGCATTCTGTCTGGCGTCACCGCCACTGGTCCGCATCTGCCTTCACGGGGATTTACAACGATTTGGTCGTCGCATCAGCCTGTATGTGAACACGGCAGCGGAGGCCATCCGTGCCCTGTCGCTGCAGGTGCCGGGATTCCGCTGTCAGATGAACGAAGGCTGGTATCAGATACGTATTGCCGGTGAGGATACCGCGCCGGAGGCGGTGTATGCCCGTCTTCATGAGCCACTGAGCGGGAGGGCCGTGATTCATATTGTACCGAGGCTGGCAGGGGCCGGGGGAAATGGTGTTTTTCAGGTGGTGCTGGGGCTGCAGCCATCGTGGGTTCTTTCTTCACCGCCGGTGCAACGATGGCGTTGTGGGGCGCAGCCCTGAGTGCCGGAGGGCTGACTGCCACCACGATGCTGTTCTCACTGGGTGCCAGCATGATACTGGGTGGTGTGGCTCAGATGCTGGCCCCGAAGGCAAAGACGCCGGAGTACAAAAGTACGGATAACGGTAAACAGAACACGTATTTTTCGTCACTGGACAACATGATTGCCCAGGGTAACCCGATGCCGGTGCCTTACGGTGAAATGCTGGTTGGTTCACGACGGATATCCCAGGACATCAGCACCCGTGATGAGGGCGGTGACGGGAAAGTGGTGGTTATCGGGCGGGGATGAAAATAAAAAAATCCCGCAGAGTTAGCGGAGCTGCGGGAGAGAACGATGAAGATTAACTTTATGGAGTTATTTTTCAGGCATCAAAAAAGTAACGCAGCGTCATTATTGCGGCTACAGGCAATTGCCGGAAATGTGAAGAATTTCAGAAATTTTATTCTGTCATGACACAGGCACCCTCCGGGGTGCCTGTTGTTTTCTGGCATAAACAGATTCAGACATCAGACAGGAGAGGGGGACAGAGTGGGTAAAGGGGGCGGCAAGGGGCACACACCGCGTGAGGCGAAGGACAATCTCAAATCAACGCAGATGATGAGCGTGATTGATGCCATTGGTGAGGGACCGGTGGAAGGTCCGGTGAAGGGACTGCAGAGTATTCTGGTGAACAAAACCCCGCTGACGGACACGGACGGTAATCCCGTGATACACGGTGTGACCGCCGTCTGGCGTGCCGGGAGCAGGAGCAGACACCGCCGGAAGGCTTTGAGTCCTCCGGGGCGGAAACCGCACTGGGCGTGGAGGTGACGAAGGCAAAGCCGGTGACGCGCACCATCACGTCAGCGAACATTGACCGTCTGCGGGTCACCTTCGGGGTGCAGTCACTGGTGGAGACCACCTCAAAGGGTGACCGTAATCCCTCTTCTGTCCGGCTGCTGATTCAGCTTGAGCGTAACGGTAACTGGGTGACGGAGAAGGATATCACCATTAACGGCAAGACCACCTCGCAGTACCTGACGTCGGTGATTCTGAATAATCTCCCTGAGCGCCCCTTTAACATCCGGATGGTCAGGGAGACGGCGGACAGCACCACGGACCAGCTGCAGAACAGAACGCTGTGGTCGTCATACACCGAAATCATCGATGTGAAACAGTGCTACCCGAACACGGCCATTGTGGGGCTGCAGGTGGATGCGGAGCAGTTTGGTGGCCAGCAGCTGACGGTGAACTACCATATTCGTGGTCGCATCATTCAGGTGCCGTCAAACTATGACCCGGAAAAACGCACCTACAGCGGTATCTGGGACGGCAGCCTGAAACCGGCATACAGCAATAACCCGGCCTGGTGCCTGTGGGACATGCTGACCCACCCGCGCTACGGCATGGGAAAACGCCTGGGGGCGGCGGATGTGGACAAGTGGGCTCTGTATGCCATCGGGCAGTACTGCGACCAGACGGTCCCGGATGGTTTCGGGGGCACAGAGCCGCGGATGACCTTTAATGCGTACCTGTCACAGCAGCGTAAGGTGTGGGATGTCCTGGGGGATTTCTGCTCGGCGATGCGCTGTATGCCGGTATGGAACGGCCAGACGCTGACGTTCGTTCAGGACCGCCCGTCGGATGTGGTGTGGCCGTACACCAACAGCGATGTGGTGGTGGATGATAACGGCGTGGGGTTCCGCTACAGCTTCAGTGCCCTGAAGGACCGGCACACGGCGGTGGAGGTGAATTACACCGACCCGCAGAACGGCTGGCAGACTTCCACGGAACTGGTGGAAGACCCGGACGCCATCCTGCGCTACGGGCGCAATCTGCTGAAGATGGATGCGTTTGGCTGTACCAGCCGCGGTCAGGCCCACCGTGCCGGACTGTGGGTGATAAAGACCGAACTGCTGGAAACGCAGACGGTGGATTTCACGCTCGGGTCACAGGGGCTGCGGCACACGCCCGGTGACATCATTGAAATCTGTGATAACGACTATGCCGGGACCCTGACCGGCGGACGTATCCTGTCCATCGATGCCGCCAGCCGCACACTGACGCTGGACCGTGAGGTGACACTGCCGGAGACAGGGACATCGACGGTGAACCTGATTAACGGCAGCGGTAAGCCGGTGCGCGTGGACATCACTGCACACCCCGCCCCGGACCGGATACAGGTCAGCGCCCTGCCGGATGGCGTGGAGACATACGGTGTGTGGGGACTCTCCCTGCCGTCACTGCGTCGTCGCCTGTTCCGCTGTGTTTCCATCCGGGAAAACACGGACGGCACCTTTGCCATCACGGCAGTGCAGCACGTACCGGAAAAAGAAGCCATCGTGGATAACGGGGCCCGCTTTGAGCCGCTCTCCGGTTCACTGAACAGCGTCATCCCGCCGGCAGTGCAGCACCTCACGGTGGAGGTGAGTGCCTCAGACGGCCAGTATCTGGCGCTGGCAAAATGGGACACGCCGCGGGTGGTGAAGGGCGTGCGCTTCAGTCTGCGCCTGACCAGTGGCAGTGGTGAAAACAGCCGCCTGGTGACCAGCGCCATCACTGCCGACACGGAGCACCGTTTCAGTGGCCTGCCTCTGGGGGAATACACCCTGACGGTCAGGGCGATAAACAGCTACGGCCAGCAGGGCGAACCTGCACCACCGCGTTCCGGATTAATGCGCCTGCAGCACCGGCCAGCATTGAGCTGACGCCGGGGTATTATCAGATAACAGCAGTACCGGTGCTGGCGGTGTATGACCCGACGGTACAGTCTGAATTCTGGTTCTCAGAAAAACGCATCACGGACATGGCACAGGTGGAAACCTTTGCCCGTTATCTGGGGACAGGCAGCCAGTGGAGTGTCTCCGGCCCGCACATTAAGCCGGGGAAGGATTTCTGGTTTTATGTGCGCAGCGTCAACCTGGTGGGGAAATCTGCGTTTGTGGAAGCCAGTGGCCGGCGAGCAATGATGCGGAAGGGTATCTGGACTTTTTCAGAGGAGAAATCGGGAAGACACATCTGGCACAGGGGATGTGGGAGCTGATTGATAACAGCCAGCTTGACGATGAGATGGCGGAGATGAAGACCACCATCACCGAAACCCGCAATGAAATCACGCAGACGGTCAGTAAAACTCTGGAAGACCAGAGTGCCACCATACAGCAGATACAGCGGGTGCAGACAGACACAAATAACGACCTGGCTGCGCTGTACATGCTGAAGGTGCAGAAAACAAAAAACGGCATTCCGTATGTTGCCGGTATAGGTGCGGGGATTGAGGATGCTGATGGCCAGCCCCTGAGCAATATACTGCTGCAGGCGGACCGTATCGCGATGATTAACCCGGAGAACGGCAACAGCACGCCGCTGTTTGTGGCGCAGGGGAATCAGCTGTTCATGAACGATGTGTTCCTGAAGCGACTGTTTGCAGTGAGCATCACCTCGTCCGGCAATCCCCCGACGTTCTCCCTGACGCCGGAGGGCAGGCTGACGGCCCGCAATGCGGACATCAGCGGACATATCAGTGCGAACTCGGGCACGCTCAATAATGTCGTGATAGCGGAGAACTGTACGATAAATGGCACGCTGAAAGCGGAGAACATTATTGGTGATCTTGTGAAATGTGCAGGGGTGGCTTTTCCGGTGGATGGTAGTTACCTTGCGAACGGTACACGAACGCTGACGGTGTATGACGATCACAGCTTTGACCGGCAGATTATAATCCCGCCGATAATCTATGTCGGGTCAAAACAGGAATCCCGCACCAGTAATGACATCTGGACAGAGTGCTTCCTGCATGTTGATCAGAACGGACGCCGGATTTATTCAGGCAGGTCAGTGACAGAGCCGGGAATTTTCAGCGGGATCATCGATATGCCAGCCGGTCATGGTCATATCACCCTGAGTTTTACCGTAAGTTCACGACGTCAGAACGGGAGTTTTGGCAGTTCACGTATCAGTAACCTTCAGGCGATAGTGGTGAAGAAAAACAGCGCGGGATCAGTATCCGCTGAACATCGCGCCCCGGGATTGCCGGAAGGAGACAAAAACCGTACAGTATGCGCGGGTGCCTTTGGCTGATGGCCGGAGGGAACACCTGAAGGCCGGAAAGACGAAGGCCCGGACAAACATTCATGTTTAACCCGAGGCCTGACGTTCTTCCTTCAGCAAGAAGAAGGTTAGCGCCTCTCCGTAAAAGGAGCAAGCGTTTATGTCGCAAAAACCGTTAAAAACCACCGTGATTTGTATCACGGTAGTGCTCATTATCTGGATCACCCACAGTTCACTGTGCGAGTTCCGGTTCCGGATAGCGGGCGCGGAGATTGCGGCGTTCTTACAGTGTAAGCAGTAAGAAACCGTGGCGGGGGGAGAATATCCCCCGCCGACCGGTTGCTGAGGGTGGTCAGCCGGATGGCACCGTTTTAACACCAACAAACCACAAATTTTACCGCAGGCCGGGAAACCGGTACTGCGGTTTTTTTATGGGGAAATCCATGACAGTCAGAATATCGGGTGTGCTGAAGGATGGTACGGGAAAACCGTACCGGGATGCACGATAGAGCTGAAAGCGCGCCGCACAACGGAGACGGTGATTGTCACCACGGTGGCGTATGGTCAGCCGGGGGAAACCGGCAGTTACAGTATGGATGTTGAGCCGGGTCTGTACCGGTGACGCTGAACACGGAAGGGTACGCGCCGTCATATGTGGGTGACATTCTGGTGAAGGCGGATTCTGCACCGGGAACGCTGAATAAATTTCTGATGGACCTGGAGGACGCACAGTATTACCCGAAAGCCCTTGCAGAGCTGGAAGCGGTGGCAGCGGAAATCCTGAAACGTGCAGAAGCGTCAGCGGCCAGTGCGGAGGAGGCAAAAAAACGGGCAGAGAATGCGCGGGGACCGAAGGGGGATAAGGGGGACACCGGGCCGCAGGGTATTCCCGGCCAAAAGGCGATACCGGCGAGCGGGGGCCAAAGGGTGAGCGTGGTGAGACAGGACCACAGGGCTTCAGGGTGTGAAAGGTGAACGGGGAGAGAAGGCGAAAAAGGCGAGCCGGGAGGGCCGGATGCGACGACGGCACAGAAGGGAATTGTGCAGTTAAGCAGCACAACGGACAGTGATGATGAAACGAAGGCAGCCACCCCGAAAGCGGTGAAAGCGGCAATGGACAAAGCGGACGGATGCCTGGAGAAAGCGAAAAACGTGACGATATCCCGGATAAGGTGAAGTTTCTGAACACCGTGGGGCAGCCAGAGTATACGGGCGGGACATTCATACGGGGGCCGGTGAATGGACCACGAGTGAGTTTGTCGCCTGGCTGAAAGAAAAAGGGGCATTTGACCAGCCTTACTGATGATGAAGGCATCACTGCTTGCGGAATTTAATAAGGTCATCACGGATGTCGGACCGGGAAAACTCAATCTGGGAGGCTGCGCCATTGAGGTGATGGGGACGTATAACGCAGCCATAGTCCGGGTCACCATCGGCGAATACGGTGGCGATGGTTTTCTGAACGGCACGGTCTGTACCTGTACAGTTTATGGAGACACACAAACGTTTTCACTGGCGGGTGGATTACAGCACAAAAAAACAAGCCCACAACAGCAAGCCTGACAGTAAATGGCTGGGAGCGTGATGAAGTAACCGGTCGTTTGCGGCAATGGGGCAGTATTGAGGTAAGTGAGGATGATGGTAAGCTATGACACAGCACTCTATCCGTTTTCCTGTCGCTTTTCGGTTGCTGCTCTGAATGCTCAGGTGTCTGCAGTGGGAGACCCCAACGCCATTAAGATGTATACCCTGTCGAATCCGTCATTAGTGTCTGTGACTCTGATAACAGTCAGGGGATGCTACGGCAAGTTTTCATGGGAAGCGATCGGATACTGAGGGCATTGTATGGAACAGTATGTTTTTTCACCGTCAGAGAATATGTTTTTATCCCCTGTCCCTGCGGCCGGTTTATGAGGCAGCAGGGCGCTGGCCGGAAGACGGTATTGTGGTGGATTATGTGGTGTATAAAGTCTTTGCAGCGGATGCTGCACCGGCAGGTATGAAGCGGGGCGTCGGTGCGGAAAAAATGCCGGTCTGGGTGCCGGTATCGGAGGAGGGCACGGAAACATGATGCATATCAGAAATTTTTCGTATTACACCCGGCGGAGCCGGATGTTGCAGGCGCGATGTACCTGAAGTCTGAGGATGGTCAGGACTGGTATGAGTGTCAGGCGTTGTTTTCGCCGGAGACGCTGAAGGTGGTGTATGACAGCCGGGTGTGATTACGGGATACGGTAAGGACACTGCGTTACTGTGGCCGGTGAACCAGAGTGTGGCAGAAGTGCCGGATACCCCGGAGAACAGGAAAATTGACCTGAGCGGGCGCTGGGGTTTTGACGGGGAGAAATCACGGACCTGCTGACCGCGGAGAAAGCGCGAGGGATGAAGGGCGATGAAATTAACGCCGGCGTAATGCGATGGAAGCGGCGAACTACGTTTGAGCACAATGGGCGTAAATGGGACTACGGGAAGTCACGCAGACGCGTCTTGAGCCATCGGTGGCGGCGGCGAAAGCGGGAAACTGCCGGAGGCGTTTTTCTGGACGGATGCGGAAAACAATGATGTGCCGGTGACAGCAGAAGAGCTTATTGCGCTGAGTGAAGCGGCAGAGCAGGCGATGTTCACTAAAGGGATGGAAATCCACATTCGCCAGCGCACCATGAAGAAGG